AATTCTTGGGAAACGATTCGTAGGTGGTGTTTGCAATTTGGTCTGAAAGATGATCCAACTTCTCGCCATACTCGTTTGTTTATTCCAAATGAAGATATAAAAAACAAAGTGGAAAAATATTTAGAAGGTTTTGATGGTACTAAATATTCTATGGAAGAACATAAGAAATTTCATAGTGAATTAAATAAAAGTAATGTAAGATCAACCTTATCAGAGTTTATGTAATGAGCCCTTTTGACTTTGTAAATCAGATTAATCATGGTAAAATAAATTTAATGGACAAATCCCCCGAATTAGAAAGGGAGTATAAACAGTTCATTATAAATCGTGCATTGAGTTTTAATCACGATACGGTACTTTATTCAAACGAAATGAATGTCCAAAATCACCTAGATCCGAAACTTCAATTCGACTTTTTTCTAAATATAATCAGACCGAAGAAACGGTATGGAAAATGGTTGAAACGTGAAAACAATGGAGTTCTCGAATTAATCAAAGAATATTATAAGTGCAGTTATGCGAAAGCGAGAGAGTACTCTACTTTACTTGATGATTCGCAACTGGATATTATTAAACAAAAAGTTGATATAGGTGGTTTGAAAGGACAAAATGAGCGAAAACATAATTCAAGCGATGATTGAAGTAACACTAAAAGAGCCTGATGATTTCTTAAAGGTACGAGAAACCCTTACACGAATCGGAATCGCATCACGCAAAGAAAAAACTTTATTTCAGTCATGTCATATCCTGCACAAGCAGGGAAAATATTACATAGTACATTTTAAAGAGTTGTTTGCATTAGATGGCAAGACAACCAATTTTTCTGAAAATGATGAAGCAAGACGAAATACGATTGCCAATCTTCTCACAGAATGGGAATTGATTTCTCTTGTTGAACCAGATAAATCATCAGAACCTACAGTACCATTGAGCCAGTTAAAGATCCTGTCCTTTAAAGAAAAGGATGAATGGGATTTAACTCCAAAATATAATATTGGGAACAAAAGGGATTCTGATGAGAATGACGAGTGATTTACAATTTTATAAATTATTTTCAAGTGTAAAAGACCCCAAACGAGCCACAGAAGGTTCGGCATGTTTTGACTTGTACTCTTTTTTGCCAGACAACTCAGCAGTTTCGGTTTATATAACCCATTCTGAAGAGTTGGAAATAAGAAATAGATTGGTACAAAATGAAAGGGTGCAAGTCAATCCTAACGAGAGAGTTTTGATACCTACTGGAATTATTTTTGATATTCCAAATGGATATTCAATGAGACTATATCCAAGATCGGGCCTTGCGTTGAAACAAGGATTAACCCTTGCAAATAATGTAGGGATTATCGATTCGGATTATGTCGAACCTGTTTTTGCAATGATAACTAACATCAGCGGAACAACGCAATACGTGAAACACAATGAACGTATTTGTCAGGCAGAACTTTCAAAAGATCATTTGTGTGTATTAGAAGAAATAAGTGAACCACCAGAAAGAAAATCCGATAGAGATGGTGGTTTTGGATCAACTGGCAAGAAGTGAGTATAAATAACTATGAAAACTAAATATAAATTGGTAGTGAAAGATGCAGGAAGTTATGCAGAAGATTCACTACTGAAACTGTATTTTACAGTTTTAAGACATCGCTTCCATCACCTATGTAAAGGTGAAGGATGGCGTGATTGAGGTGCATCATAGTGATGGCCTCGTATAACAACCTCTAGTCCTGTGCTAAGGATAGAGGATTTTTTTGATAACCTCGCTTTTATAAGGAGGAATTATGGTTACATCATTAGCACACCACACTAATCTCACAGCAGGCGATCTTGAACGTTTTATGGGTCTATCCGTAGGATTTGACCGTATGTTCAATCGCATGATGAACTCCCCTACAACTCAACAAGATAGTGGATATCCACCTTACAATATTCGTAAGGTAGATGACTACAATTACGTTATAGAGATTGCTCTTGCAGGATTCTCTGAACGTGACATTGAAGTTAAAGTAGCGGATGGGGTCATTTCTGTTAGTTCTAAAGAAGACAAAGATACTGACAAAAATCAGTATGTTCATAGGGGAATTGCCAGAAGGACATTCTCTAAAAATTGGACTCTTTCTGATGACATGATTGTCAACGGAGCCGAGTTCCAGAATGGTCTTCTGAACATCAATCTGGAAAAAGTGGTTCCAGAAGAAAAGAAACCACGTATTGTTCCAATCACAACACCAAATGTGATTGAACATAAAAAGAAGTAACACACCTCTTCCCCCCACTAATATATACTTTAGTGGGGGGTTTTTATTTTTAATTATTCGTAGGAGAAAAATTATGTTACCACTTGCAGGAATGCTATTCAATGTAGTTGCTGGATTAGTAGTTGATAAAGCTCAAGATCTAGCAGAAGAACACGTTGAAAAGATGTTAGATGATATACTTCCAGACAACGCAAAAAAAGAATTAGATAAAATTATAAAAGGCGACAAATCTCATGTATTTGAGAATGCAAAAGATGCTCTTAAAGGTGCAGTAGAAGGTAAACTTCCTGTACAGATGAAAGATGGCAATGTTATGCCAATAGAGATGAAAGTTGTTTTAAAATTTGATCCGTCTACAGGGTCATTTGATATTAGAAAACAGTAAAGGAATATTATGGCAGAAACATACAATGGATATTTAACTAAGAATTTTTCATATCCAGAAATGATAAAAAGTTCCACCGCAGATCGGTTAGGAATTTCAAATGATGCTACCAGAGAACACGTTATTAATCTGGTAAATGTCTGTAATTTTATATTACAACCAGTTCGGAATGAGTTCGGGCCAATTCGTATCAATAGTGGGTATCGTTCCCCTGCACTAAATGCAAAAGTGGGCGGGTCTAAAACGAGTCAACATTGCAATGGAGAAGCTGCAGACTTTGAATCTTCACGAATATCAAATCCAGATCTTGCAGAATGGATTGCAAAACATCTAGATTTCGATCAGCTCATTTTAGAATTCTACGATGGTGTAAATCCTAATAGTGGATGGGTGCATTGTTCTTATAAGAAAGATGGAACAAATCGTGGAATAACTCTAACAGCTCTAAGAGTTAAGGGAAAGACTACTTATAAAAAGGGTCTTCTCAGATAAAGGGGGGAGAATATGAAATATGTGTGGCTTATTTACTTGCAATTTTTATTTGTTATAGGACAATTTAACAGGAGAAAGAATTGGATTGACAAACACATCTTAATATGTTATAATGAATTAGATAAGTTAAAAGTGAACTATATTAAATACCACAATTTTGATGAAAAAGAATAGATGAGTTTTTATACCAATGTACACCGCCTAGGAAATAATATTTTATTTCGTGGCATCTCCAACGATGGCCAAAGATTCAAAGATCGTGTAGAGTATCAACCCACACTCTATATTCCTACCAAAGAAAAAACTAAATTTCGGACACTTGAAGGAAAACCAGTTGGAGAAATTCAACCTGGCAACATGAAAGAGTGTAGGGAATTTATTGCCAAATATAAAGAAGTAGACAACTTCAATATTTACGGCAATGATAAGTTTGAGTTTTCTTTTATTGCAGAATACTTTCCAGAAGAACATATTGATTATGATTTCTCACAGATTCGTATTGCATATCTTGATATAGAAACCGGCTCTGAGAATGGGTTTCCAGACATCGAAACTGCAAATGAAGAAGTAACTGCAATTACGTTAAAAATAGATCGTAAATGTTATGTTTTTGGTAGAGGTGAGTTTGTTCATGATAGGGAAAATGTTTTCTATTTTCGGGTTGATAGTGAACGAGCATTACTTCAAAAGTTCTTTGAAATGTGGGATAAGGAATCACCAGATATTGTTACAGGATGGAACATAGAAACATTTGATATTCCATATTTGGTTAATCGTGCAAAACGGCTCTTTGATGAAAAGAAAAATCCATACCGATTACTTTCGCCCTGGAAAAAGATTTATGAATATACAATGTTTGGAATGGGTGGAAAAGAACTTCAAGCCTATGAAA